GCATAGCCGCCATAACCGCCATAACCGCCATAGCTGCCATAAGCATTTGTATAACAACCATAACCACCATAGCCACCGTATGTGCCATAGCCACCGCCACCGCCTGCGGGACTGGTGTATAATAGTTGTTCTGTTTCGAGCAAGTTAACAAATCCCTTGCCTTGACTGATACCACGATTGTTTAAGCTGATACAACTTGCTACACCAAGCTTAATAGTACCTTGGTCCCAGGCAATACAACGCCATGTATGGTAACCAGAACTGTATCCATTGTTGGTGCTTAGTGTCAAACGAATATCACCACCAGCATTAAAGAAGTGTCTTGCTGATTCATATCCACCAAAATTTAGTGTTGCTGTATGTTCAAGTCTGTGACTCCACGGTGTACCATCGCTTGAATATACGCCCAGTGTGCCAAGTGTTGTTAAACTTGTGTCAACTTCGTTGCGTACATTTCGTGCTCCATTGAGCAATGTAGTTGCTGCGTTAAAGAAGTCTGCTGTAATTTTTTCACCAGTACCCACAACAACCAGTTCTGTGTCACTGCTATTGGTACGTAATGTACTTAAATTAATTCTTTTGACCAAAGAATTTGTATGCTCTGCGGTGACTTTATTGTGTACCGGTGGAACATAAACATTTGCTCCACCCCATCCCCAACGTAGGTTGTCTTGTACTTGTGTATCAGTATTTGGGCCTTCGCCTTCGTGTGTGTCGCCGAACAACTCATTAACATTGTTTGTTAATGTGTCATACCAGTTTGCGGTTATTTTATTTCGGCGGCTTGTTGCCATTATCTAACTCCAACTGTGGCTTCAACTTTGCCAGTACCTTCTCCACTGAACTCACCTAGGCTGCGGCCAACAATGCTCCAGGCCGGTGCGTCTGCCGTTGCGGCTTGCGCTACACCAGGTATATCACTAGCAATCAATCTATCGCCACGCTTTACTTCGCCTTTAACTTTAACAGGAATACGTCCTGCTACAGCAATAGGCAATGCATGTGGTTCCTTCTTGCGTCTTGCATTCATCAAATAAGCTGGACGAGTTGAAACAATACCAAATACGCTTTGATCGCCCAGTGTCATAGTTTGTGTTACTTCTGCATCGCCACCTAGGCTTACTAATGTGCCTGGCTCATAGCTAGCATCGCTTACATAAATTTCAGCAATGTCAGCAAATTCAGCTTCCATTGAAATACCACGCAACTTGAATGCGTTTGGATTTAATGTATTTGTATCATTGCCTGTTGTGTTTAAGTTAATACCTTTGCCAACTGTGGTAAATCCAGGAATTGCACATGCTGGTGCAATATCAAAGTCTGCGTCTGTGCTTATAATTGCAACGCAGATGCCATTTACGTTAATACGCATAACTTTATGGGCGCCTTGCGGAGTATTTGTATCTAGTAATGTTGCAAAACTAATACCACTGTTGCCTTGGAATGCTCCAACATTGACCCATCCTGCGTTTGATCCAGGTAATGTCAAGTCGCCTGTATAAATCTTGAGAGCCTTGTTAGCTGTATCATACCAAAAGTCACCTAAACGTGCTGTTTCAATTGGACGAATATTTCTAGCCACCAACTGAGCAATAGTTTTCCAGTTTTCATCAGTATCACGAACAGCCAGACGATTCTCCCCTGTGCTGAACCATAACTGTCCAGGTACCGAACTGATTGGTTCGCTGATGCTAGCAAAGTTTTCTAGCATGTGAACAAAATTTTCAGCGATTAGTTCGCCGTAGCCTAGATAGTTTTTACCTAGTAAATTTAAACTAGTTGTGGTCGTGTCAATTTCGCCATCAATTAGGTTTACTAGTACACTTCCATCGCTTTTGTTTACTTCATATGCCATTTTTCTTATCCTTTTGGCTTTGCGCCTTTGTATATTTAGTTTTAATCCACATTAGCCGGCCCGCACTCTTAGCGTATATGCTACTTGGATACGTTGATTTGATTGTTTTTCCACCGGGTGAAAAATAAAATGTGTTAATAAGTTGCCAGAGTTTAACCCAGATATGCCGCGTGTTTTTAATCCAATCTCATCAAATACCATTTCTCCTGTTACACTGGTAGTTGCATCTAAACTCTGCTGTGTATTATCGATAACATTGAATACGCTATCATCTGCAGCTGGGTCAGCATAATCGAGTGTTGCAATAATTGTGGTGTCGGCGTACCCTGTTCCGTTTGTATGTGAAATTGACACCTTATTTGATGAAGCATCTGGATTGTTTGCATCACTTTCATCTATCACCCTGAAGTATGTAGAATTGTGTAGTGTTGCGTCCTGCCCTGATATGTTAGGTTTCTTATATGTGATAGCTCCGTCAGTTCCAGTTATGCTTGCACCATTTCCAAAATGCATTTCACTGATAAAGGCGCCAATATCACGCGACAATGCTCGCGCAAACGCTGTGCTCATATTTTCTGGATGTATTGCATTTGATCCTTCACAAAGCACTTTTCCAGAATCTGGGTCAGAAATCACAATGTGAGTCTCAATGCTGATTGGTAATTGGTATATGTTCATAATCAATATTTAGTTAAAAGTTAATAACCCAACTTATCCTTCGTTTACCAAATTAACAGTTTCTACTGATAACGTTGATGCAAGTCCAAATCCAGACCCTTTTTGTGTTGATAAAATCTCTTCATCCTCAGTTGTTAATATCTGTAGTGTTGTGACTGTTAATTCAACTGACTCATTTACACCTACACTTATTTCTTGTGTAGACTTGACAAACTGATTTACGTCAACAATTTTACTATGATAAGGTTTTACTTCATTTATGTACTCTTTAATAACAGCATCTTTTTTATTGTAAAAAATAGCAGCCGGTAATAGGTCGTTGCTGCTAGTCTGAACCATATCTAGGTAGGTAGTTTTAGAAACCCAATCAGCATTTCCAACTTGTTTTAAACTTTCTTTTACCAAAGCAAAAAATAGCAAATTAAAATATCCAAGTTCATTGTCAATGAAAATATCTTTGCGTAACGCACGTAAAATGCTTTCAACTACTTCGCTGGCATCTTCGTCCCAGGCAGCAGCGTCCCATCTGCCACGATCCCACGCATCACCTAAGCTGCCGTCCCACACTGCTCTTTTAAATTGTATTGTACCATTTTTACGATATACCAGTGTAAGTGTTCCGTCAACTTTGTTATATGCTTCAATTGTATTGTCAGCACTATCAACTATGGCAAAGTTTGTTACGGATGCATCCAGCTTGCTAATATCAGCACTAGATGATAGTCTATATTGTTCTCTGCCAAATCTGTATCCCTCAGCAACATAGTCAACATATTCCCAATACTTTGTAAGATCCTTAGAATACAATCCATTCAATGGATGGTATGTTGTTAGGTAACGTTGCCAATTTGGCTTGCTAATAAGGTCAAATTTTAACAAAGATGCATTTGCTGCTGTAACCAGTGTTCGTCTGGCTTCGACGATATTATTGTACCAAGATTGTGGGTAAGGCACATAACCATTTCCGTATCTGCGCTTTGGATGCAATCTTAGATCTGGAACACGTCGTCGAGTGTTGATCAGTGCGTACCATGTGCCACCATCATATGGAAATAAATTTTTAATCAATGCACAGGCAGCAGATTTGACAAGATTTTGTGTCAGTCCATGTCTAACATTATCATATGTTAGTGTTGTTGCTTTAAAGTCTCTAAGAGCTTTATAAATCTTGTTATCTGCGCCTGCATTGGATTGCCATACGCTGATAATATCTTCTCTAGTATCATCTAAATTTCGTAAAATTGGATAATCGCCGTTGGCAGCATCAAATGTACTTCTACGAATTGTTTCACCATTATTAAATGACATTATATAATCGTCTTTGTAGTAGTCCATTTGGGCCGTAAAAGTAATTGGCCCTGGCGTTGTGCTTGGTACGGACAATACAATCTTATTGTTTTCTACTTTCTGAATCAATGTATTATTACCAAACACAGCTGAACCCGCAGTTTTAGTAACTGACATGTCAGCCCTGAGTAGATGTATGATTCTTGGATCAATATTTTTAATAATATATGGAAAGTCAGCAAATTCTACCACGTCAAACACAATTGTACCAGCAGATTTGTAATTTTCTTCTAGTATAATTTTATTAATATGTCCACCTGGAATCATTGTTTCGTCACACGAACATAGAATGTTGTCGTCAAGCACAACTGTTCTTCCGTTAATAATAATATCTTTAATCACTGCTGGCTCGCCCAATTCGCCCAACTTACCAGTGCCACTGACTTTGGTAATAGACATTCCCACATCAAGTGAACTTAATAAATCAGTTATGTCTACTGAATCAGCAAAATGTATTTCATTACTGTTAATTAGCAATCCAGCAATGTTACTGACTTTTAATATTG